AAATCTCTCATTATTTCTCTAGGATCAGCATTAGCTAATACTAAACGTTTAGCTTCTGCTAATGCTGCTTCTATAGCTTCTATTTTATGTATAGCATCTAATCTTTTTGGATCATCTTCATCATACAATGTATGTGTTCCAAAAATGGTTAAATTCCATTTTTAATTTTTCAGCTATTTTTTTTGCATTTTCACAAAGAATTTTTTCTTCTTTAGCTCTACGTTCTTCCATAAATTCGTAAGCATTTTTTATTTTTCCTATTTCTAATTCAATAAATCTATCCATTATAGCTCCTTTTGCATACATTCTTCTATTGTGTGGCCATTAGCTTTAAATGAAAGATCCCTTTCTATTGGTAAATTAAGAGGAGGACACTTAATTTGTTTAAGTCCTTCCATATCAATACTACCTATTTCTGTTTCTATTATTTTACATACACCATAAGCTATTGTTTCATCTTCACTCATAGATGAAATAAACCATGTACCTATACCAGAGGGATTGAATAGTTTAATAACTGGTTTTTGCATCTTTCCAGTTCTTGTTTCTATTTCAAAGTTTTTAACTAACTGTTTTTTTTGTGATTCTGTATATAATTGCATTTATAATATTCCTTTTTAGTTATTTAAATTTAAATTAAATCGTATTCTTTTATCTAAAGAAGTTTTATGATTATATAATTTTTCTATGTTAACAATAAAATCATGTCTACTACCTTGATTCTTTAATATAGAAGAAAAGTTTTCTAATTTTTGTTCAAAACGTATCCATGAAAAATCTTTTTCTTTTAAAGAAAATAACATAGCAGTTACAAAAGTACGTTTTTTATAATGTTTAAAATATTCACCTATTTTATTAATTTTTTTAGCTAATAATTTACCTTTCTCTAAATCACTAATTTTAAATTTACCTTCTTTAAATTCTTTTGCATGTTTAGAGCTTCTTTGCGCTCCACCATCTAACATTTGACAACATTCATTTATGCCAAATTTATATGTTCTATAGAACCATTCTAAATATACATAATCTGGTACTCCTAATTGAGAAAAAGAGTTCATATATGTTATAGGTGTCCAGCTTTTTTGTACGGAATTAACTTGTCTTATATCTTGTAAATTAAAATCTTTTTTAATGATATAAGTGACTGGTTTAGAAACAATTTCGTAAGCTTTTAATCTATGTTGTCCGTCAACTATATTCATTTGTTCATCAACAATAATAGGCATAGCTAGATCTTTTTCTTTGATGCTTTTAACTAAATTACTCACATGTGTTTGATTTACAGGCCTATTACCTTTGAGAAACTTAAATATGTTATAATCAGTAGTTTTTAATATAGAATCAGATGCTACTAAACGTATTTTATTTTTCATATTTCTACTCCTATTCCTTTTGTAAGTTGTTCAAATATTCTTTCAAATAAATCTAAAGAAAAATTATCAAAATTTTCATCTAAATCTATTGGCTCTGTTTCAATCCCTAGATAAGTTTTTTTATTATTTTCAATTAAAGTTATATGAAATCTGTCTTTATTCCTTGATACACCTAAAACAACAGTTCTCTTTTTACCAGATATAGTTTTACCTTCTAGCCATATCAATTCTATGCCAACATATATTTTTGGATAGAGAAGTTGGCTTATCATAATAGCAGAATGTTGTGTATTTCGTGTTTGCCACAATTCATACATTAAGGTAGCTTTCTATTTATTTTTTTTAATAAGTTTTTGTATACCTTCTTTAACATAGATTGCTTTTATATGTTCTTGAATTAAACCACGTGCTTTGACTTTTTCTGACTCTTTATAAGTATCAAAAGATTTTCCTTTTAAATATTGTGTAACTCCTGCTTCGTTATCAATTTTTTTAACGTCATCTATAATTTTTTGGAAATCTTTTGGTAATTCTATTTCTGCTACTTCTTCTTTTTGTATATCTTTAGTTACTTGTTGCACGTATTTATTGTCATCAAATTTACCTAAGAATACATCAGCACTAAATCCTAAATGAGATAAGCCTTTAGTTAAAGCATCAGTCATAGCTTTTTTACCAGCATCATCATCTAATTGATCTTTTTTATTATAAAGTGGCGCAATAGAACATATAGGGCCGAAAGTATTACCTCTAGTTCCTTGCCATATAGTAACCTCTGCTATAATCATTTTTGGTTCTATTTTATAAACAACATCATATCCCCAGCCAGTACCTACAGATCCAAAAGTTTCTGTAGCTCTCATGATTTGATAATGAGCATCAATAGCTGTAAATCCACGACCAAATCCAACAGCTTTAGTATGTGCTGGATCTGTTCTGTTAACGGAGTTCCAAAGGGACATATTCTCTTTTGTTTTTTTCTTATCATATATTGTCATAATTTATTCCTCACTTTCTGTTATTGTTAAACGATTATTTCTAGCACGTTTTATTTTTATGCCGTTACCAATAGCTATATTGGCTTGTTTTGGTATTAAAGATTTTAATTCTGATTCAGCATCTTTAAATTTTTGAACATGAGGTCTATTTTTTAACCAATTATATGCATGTTCTGACCAGGCATTAGCACTTTTAGTCTTTGCCATATCAATAGTTTTAAGCATTGAATGATCCGGATTAGGCATATTATCTTCATTAAAGTTTTTATATGGAGGCACTCTTTGTTCTACCATATCCCAAAATTTTATAGCTTTTTCTATATAATGACCTTGCCAATCATAATCAGCTTTAAATAGCTCCCATTTAAATGTTCCGTAATGACCAAAGGTAACAGCAAATACAATAGCTGTAGCAGTACCACACATCATATTATGTTGTAATTGTGGTGCATAATATTCTGCTAGTTCTGAAAATGATTTATTACCTGTATGAAATTTAACTTCTACAGCTTGTTTGGTAGAGTCAATTAAACCATCTAAATTACAGCGAAGAAATTTATATTCTTCATGAGTACATTCTAATAATTGTTTGTATTTTGCTATACTTTCGTTATTTAACTCTGGTTTGTATAGAGGCACTTCTTGATCTAATCTAGCTAGAGTTACATGCTCTGTAGCATTACCTAAAGCCATAAGAAATTTAGTTCTCATATCAAACTTAGGTTCTAAAACTCCAGTTTTTTGTAACCATAACTCATGCCATTCTTCTTGTGTGCCATTAGCTATAGTTCTGGCATCAGATCCACCTATCCCTAATAGCCTACGTTCTACCTGTTCTTCAGTTAAACCTGTATTTTTCATGATTTTTGATACCAATGCTCAATTCCAATATGATCTAAATTATGCATATTATCTTCTGTTAATTGATTAATAACTTTTAGTATGCCTTCTCTATGCTCTTTATCATCTATTTTTAAGCATACAGACGTTAATGTTTTTATGATTTGATTGTTTTTTATAGCAGCATCTAAATTAATAGGCTTGCGATCACGTTTTAGTTTTTTAAGCTCATCATGTATTGTAGCCATATCATAGTCTGACATCTCTCTACCTCCTTGGTTAGATTAATTTTATTATAACATAAAATATTATATTGGCTTTTTTTTGTTTTCCATGTCATTATAGTAATGTGAATTGACATCAATATTTGAGCTGGGGGGTTCAATGGAACAAGAAAACAGATTTTGTGAGAGATTAATCTCACAATTTAGAAGAAGAAGATATAAATTAGAGTTATCTCAACCTGAAATTGATCAAAAAGCTGGTGTAGCTGATGGTCTTACAGCTAAATGGGAAATAGGTTATCGAAAACCTACTTTATTTAATGCTTTTGCTTGGGCTGAATCATTAGATTGTGATTTAATTTTAAAACCTAGAAAAAAACAAAAATGATTTGTGGTATAGATCCAGGTTTATCTGGTGGTATTACATTTATAAATTCTGAATTTTTTAATGTTTTACCTATGCCTATTAGCACTCTAGAACTAGCCAATAAAAAAACACGATATATAAATATATTAAGATTAACGGAATTATTTATACAACGTAATGGATTAACTAGCTGTTATATTGAGAAACAACAAGCTATGCCAAAACAAGGTTTATCTTCTACTTTTAAAACTGGTTTTGGTTATGGTTTATTATTGGGTATAACTAATATTTATTTTAATGAGGTTGTTGAAGTAAGACCTCAAGAATGGAAGAAATATTATGGGTTATCTTCTAATAAAGAAGAAGCTAGAGCATTAGCATCAGAATTATATCCTGCATATAAAGATCTCTGGAAACTTAAAAAACATGACGGACTAGCAGAATCCGTTCTCATTGCACATTGGGGGAAATATTATGGCAAATGAATTAACTGAAACACAAATAACATCTTTAGATACAGTTCGTAGACGTATTAATGAGGCTCTATTTATACCAGTTCGTGAACTTAATAGAGAAATAGTTGACGATTACTTAGATGAAGCTGAAGAATCCGTATTAAGATTATTAGAAGGTGCTGGACCTGATAAAATAGCTAGAGGCATATCATTTACTGCTAAAATGTTAGGTTGTAAGGATTTAGATAGCTTTTTATTGAAAGGATTTCAAAAAATATTATCTCCTATACCTAATGATTTATGGGAACGTGGTGTTTTAAACTTATTAGAAACACACACTTATTGTAAAATGCCAACACCTGGCGAATTTTTATCTTCAATTCGTCTTGAATGGTATGAACGTAAAGATTTATTAAAACGTATTCAGTTGCATAAATCTCGTTTGCAATTAGCTGATACTTTAAATGAAAGAAAACCTAGTAATATCAAGATGTTACAGTAGTTTTAACCATTTTTCTTTTATATTAGTTAATAAATAATTGTTGTGATTTATAGTAACATCATATTTTGGAAATTCTTCCATAGTTCTGCCTACAACTGTAGCTTTTTCTTTTCTTTTTTTGGATGTGTTATCTAAATAGGTGACGAGAACTTTATCATTTAATAGATAAGTCATAATTATTCTCCTTCTTCTATATTAAAAGTTATTTTTACTTCTTCTCCCCAATGATTAGCTTTTTCTTTCCAATATTCTAAATGGCGATTTAATTCAAAAGAATCATAAACATGCTCTTGTTCATAGACTGTTTTAATTTCTACAAGAGGAATTTTTAAATCTATATGTGTTTTCTTTTTTTCATGCCATTTACTTTTAGTTGTTGATATTACTTCTATTTTAAAATTTTTAATACTAATCATTATTTATGTCCTTTTTATTTATATATTTTAACTGAGGAATTATAAGCTTTAAAAAAGTCAGTTATAATAGTGGTTATTGTTGTTCTATAATGTTCTTGGCCACCACCGCCATCATCAAATTGTTTTATTAATAAACTACCTATAATATCATTAAGACGGTTTAAATCTTCATTATTTAATTTTATTTCTACATTTTTAAACCAACGTTTTCCTTCATTATTTTCTTTTATTTCCATTATACATATTTCCTTTTTTGGAGTTTCTTAGTTATATTCCATGAGCATATGCACACAGTTATCCATAGAGGCGCACCTAGTACTGATACAAGTAATGTAGGGTTTATACCCATAACTAATAGAATAAATAAAATACTTATACTA